TGCTTTCTCTAATACTTTGTCAGCAGCATTGCGTAGCTTCTGTGGGTTCTGAGCAATAGACTTGCGTAGAGCATCTAAAAATGGCTTATTCTTTGTGCCATTCTTGTTACCAGGCTGTCCACCTCTTGAATTATTCGACTTTTCTTCCATGTTCTTGATTATGTTGTTTTTTTACAACACTTATGATTGTGAAATGTCAGGCTCAACAATTACATTAGACTGTTGTTTTTCTACAACACTTGCTTGTTGAATTGCTTGTACTTGAGTTGTAGCTTGTCCATGAATTTTTGCAATTAATGGTGCTACTTCAGCATAAGCTGCTTGTCCAATGTGTTTCAAAACTGCTTCTATTTCTGCTATTTCTAAATTTAAATTAATCATTTTTATACTCTCTTAGCTTTGGTTTTCTTAGTTGCTGCACGTTTTTCGCTATATGCGATTGCCACAGCTTGCTTTACTGGCTTACCAGCTTCTACTTCGGCTTTAATATTGGACTTAAATGCTGCTTTGCTGTCTGATTTTTTGAGAGGCATGGTTTTGCTCCTAGTTGTAGCCTTTTTAAGGCTTGGTTTACGTTTAACTTCGTCATTAATAGGGAAATGCCACGCATTAGATGGCTTTATTGGTTCAGGTTCTACTTGGTCTTGCATCCATTTCCAAATGGCTTGTAATCTATCCCAAATTTTGTGTAATGTACTATACATTTTTTTCCCCATTTAATTGAATATTTGCTTTGTTTTGCCACATTTTTCCAGTAGTTACTACTGTGGTTCGTTTGTAAACTCTTGTTCTTTTGGGGCTTTGAGTTAAATTAACCACTTCTGCTCTACTTAAAGTTGGTGGTTTAAATTCATATTTTAATATTTCTTTTTTAACCCTTTTAATTGGCTTTGGTGCAATTAATTTTGCCAATTTTCTACGCAATTTATTTAACATAATTCCCCCTATTCTACCCAGCAAACCTACGTTTTTGAGCATCGCTCATTTTTTTTCGTGTTTCATCAGAAAATACACGACCATTCATTTTTTGTCGCATATATTCTTTATGTTCTTCAGTATGGCTTTTTCCAGCAAAATTAAATGTTTGTGGATTCATAAGGCCTCGTTTTTTATTTGATTCAGAAATTAATTTTTTAGATTTTTCAGACCATTTTTGCCCTTTTGCCCATTGATTTCCAATTCTACTTTTTGATAATTTTGTTTTATGTTCTTCAGAAAATGTCATTCCTGACAATCCTTCTCCACCATTTGTATGATTTACAAGTTTAACTCCCATGTCTTTAAGACAAGAAATTAACAATATTTCATGATTTTTTGCTTCTTCAGAGGTTTCCCATTCAGCCAAAATTTCTACGTTATAACCATATTTATCAACAATTCTATGCCAATATTCGCTTCTACCACCTTTATGATAAGCACGTTTATGTTTTTTTGTGCCTTGACCTATATAAAAAATAGACCCATCAGGCTTTGTATGAGCATAAGTATAAAAATTATTCATTTTCCACCCAACATACATCCTGCCATGAAAGAATTAAACATTTTTCACCTTCGTGAACAATTGGCGTGAATTTAAGATATTCCTCTTTAGGATCATCATTCATAGTTCCAAAGCGGATTCGTGCGCCTACTTCTATTGGCATTGCTTCTCTACGCTCGGCAGTTAGCTTTTTACCAGGGCCTACTGCCACTACTGTTCCCATGTTCTGAGCTTCCTTGTTATCTACAAAGATCACATCGCTTAAAACACGAACATCTGGGCGGACTATAATCTTGTCCCCCAAAGGTTTAAATGTTGTAAAATTTACTTCAGCCATATCAATATTACCCTATTGTGTTGGTTATACAGCTTGTAGGGAGTTACCGTTCCCTATGAGCTGTAGCTTTTTATCGGTAGCCGTCTTTTTTATGCTCGTAGCAAATGCCTTCAGTACGACCTGTATTGAACTCTTTGTCAGAGCCAATTTTATCTTCTTTTCCCATTGCAACGCCACCACGCATAGACTTAGATTTACGCTCGCCTGACATGTCTGAAGCAATAGCACCTTTAGGTAACTTTTCGCCTGATGCGCCTTTTGCGCCCTTCATTGAATCCATGATTCCCATGATTTTTCCTTTTAAATGGGTTGATACTTTACAAATAATAATACTATTTTACCCTTTTTCAAGAGTTTTTGCGAGATTTATTGCGCCTTCAATGTCGTGGATTCTAACTACAGTTGAACCTTTCCAGTTTTGCATAAAGGTATTTTGGTATGGAGTGAACTTAGATTTTTCATCTCGCTTTACTTCAACAAGAGCCGTTTTCTGATTCTTTCCAACCACGAGATCGGGAAAACCGCCAGCAACCCTAGACGTATCAAATACAGAACAACCAAGCTCTCGTAGCGTTTTAACCACAAGTGAATGATTTGAGTCAACTCTTTTAGCATAAGTCATTGATTATATATAATTATGTGTTAGTGTTTCATTACTTTATACCAAAAGGGGAAGATTTTGAAGATTCTGTTGCTTGATATAGAAACATCACCTAATGTGGCACACGTTTGGGGAATATGGCAACAAAACGTAGGTCTTTCCCAACTTCTTGAATCATCATACACTATGTGTTATTCAGCTAAATGGTTAGGTGAAGAAACTGTGTATTTTGACTCTGTGTACGGAAGTACGTCTAAAGCGATGCTAGAGGGCATACACAGCCTTTTAGATGATGCGGATGCAGTCTGCCATTACAACGGCACAAAGTTCGATATGCCCACGTTAAACAAGGAATTCTTGCTTCACAAAATGACTCCACCACCACCTATGAAACAAATAGATTTGCTAAGAGTGGTCAAAAGTCAATTTAGATTTCCAAGCAATAAGCTCGATTATGTGGCGCAGCGTTTAGGATTGGGCAAAAAGAAAGAGCATGAAGGCCATACGCTGTGGATTAAATGTATGGCAAATGATAAAAAAGCATGGGCAACCATGAAAGAATACAATATTCAAGACGTTTTATTGCTCGAAAAGTTGTATAACAGGCTTTTACCCTGGATTAAAACCCCAGTAAATATGGCTTTAATGAAAGATAGGGATGGGTTTGTTTGCCCTACTTGCGCTAAACCATCATTAATCAGCAAAGGGTTTAGATATACAACTACTGGTGCTTATCAACGTTATCAATGCAAGGCTTGTGGAGCTTATTCTACAGATACTCGCACTGTAATTCCTCACGCAAAACTTAAACACCTCGCATGATGGCATGAAACTTACTTCAACTATCCTTAATAACATATATGCAACTTTGTATTGTTGCGAACCATTTTCAAAATGGAAACTTCCATTGCCAGAAGAAGTTAAATTCATAGTTGACTATGATCCTGAAACAATGGGTACTTATATGTACGATGAAGGGGAAAAGCATGAGCATACGATTACCATTTCTGCGGCTAGATGTGGGTTTATGGAAACAGTTATTAAAACTGTAGCGCATGAAATGATCCACATGAGTCGATCTGGCACTATAACGGATGCTTGGTTAAAGCATGATGCTACATTTAGGCGCAGGGCGCACCAGATTGGGAAAGAATTGGGGTTTGATCCTCTTGAGCTTTAACTAATTTTTCTATTTCTCTAGCAAATCTATAGCGTGTATTCCATTCATTAGCACTAGCTACGCCTCGTAATCCTAAAGAATACCAAGCATTTTCAATTTCTTCATCGGTCATTTAACAATTCTTGTACTTTCTCCAATAACGCTTCCTGGGTAAAGCCGTGTTTAGCTGTAAAACCTTTGTGACCCATAAGGTGAATTCCGGTGTTTCCGAGATGGTGTTCAAAGCAAAGCGGTAAGCAAGGGGATGTAGAGCGGGGCTGACCAAACCGCCTAACGTGGTGTAATTGTACGTCTGGCATTTCAATCCCATAGGCGGCACTACAGACAATACATCCGAGTCGGGCAATTTTATCAAGAGCGATTTTTTCATTTCTAGTGGACACTATTGTGACTAGCCCAATCTTCTAGCTCTTGCGCTGTTTCAGTAATAGAACAAGCGATCAAATACGCTTCTGTTTTGCGATTTTTTAATACTGCATTAAGAAAAGATTTAGTAAGTCTATTTAATTTAAGTAATGAGTCTGCGTAATCTGTCATCTTGTTATTCTTTCTATGTTTCGGTTTGTGGCTTGTTCAGATCGCCAGGCTTCAAATTCCATTTGAGCTTGGGTAAGTTCTAATTTTAACAATGCTTCATTTGCTGTTGCTGCATCAATATCATTGCAATATTTTTCATATTCTGCTGAAGCATAAGCCTCACGTTCTTGTGCGCCTAAAGAAGATTCATTAGATTTTTTCATCATAATGGCAACAATCATTTTCTTTTTTTCGCCAAGTCCTGCTAAATAACCTTTAGCTTTTGAATAATCCAATTTAAATTTTTCGTAAATATCATAAGCGTTGTATGGATTAAATTCTTTCATATCAATTCCATTGCAGTTTGCTGTAATCTTTCGTTTTGCAAAGATTCATAATTTTTATTAAGTTCACAACCAATCCATTTTCTACCTAAATTTTGTGCTACTTGCCCTGTAGTTCCACTTCCAAAAAATGGGTCTAAAACAATATCACCTACTTTGCTACCAGCCAAAATCATTGGCTCTACTAATTCCTCTGGGTACACCGCAAAATGCGCCCCTGAGTATGGTTTTGTATTAACAGTCCATACAGACCTTTTGTTTGCACCAAGTTCATTTGGCAATGGGTAGCCTTTTGGGTGGGTGCTTTTTTGTTGGATTCCATTATGTTTTTTGTGACCAACATCAGACATATTGCCGCCATTTGTTTCATCCCACAATCGTTTGTGCGGCTCTCTAATCGAGTCTTGATTAAAATAATAATTCTGGTTTTTTGTTAATAAAAAAATGTATTCGTGGGCTTTAGTGCATCTATCTTTCATTGATTCTGGCATTGGATTTGGTTTGTGCCAAATAATATCTTGACGCAAATACCAGCCAAAATCTTGTAAAGCAAATGCTAATCTCCAAGGCATACCCATTAAATCTTTTTCTTTATATCCTTCAAGTTTATTTCCACGCTTTGCGCTATGTTCAAATTCAGATGCTTTTTGACTTGCTATTGAATTTGCAACAACTCTTTGACCTTTGCCTGGTCTGTAATTGTAGTAACTATCTCCAAGATTGACCCACAAAGTTCCATCGTCTTTCAATACATCCCAAACACAGGCAAAAACTTCAACAAGATTATCAATAAATTCTTTTGGTGTTTGTTCGTTGCCTATTTGTCCATCATGCCCATAATCACGCAAACCATAATAAGGTGGGCTTGTAATGCAAGTTTGCACTTTTATGTTTTCTTTTGCCATTTGGCGCATGGAATCACGGCAATCCCCAAAATAAACCTTATTCATTTAAGATTCAACCAAAGCCCAGTTTGCCCAATAGCATAGCCAATCCAAATAATTGAATTAGCTGTAGCTCCTTTTTGAAACTGTAGAACTCCGGTGATCAAATACCCAATCCCTGTTGCCCCGACAATGTATTTTTCCAGCATTTGTATTCCCCCTTGTTTCCATGTTTGTATTGCTCAAAAAAATCGTCTAATGCCACTTTACTAAAGTTTTTGTCTGTAATGTAGTTCCTAAACCAACTTAATCCTTTTGTGTGGCGTAAGTGCAACAAATACCTTACAGCGCATTTATGCTTGTGTTCTAGATCGCAGTTCCCTTTGTTTGATGACATAATCCTTCATTTCGTAGTAGCTTCCAAAACGAGCTAATTTTGGGTCTTTACCGCACTCAATTTTATATGCTTCTTCAATTTGTTCGTTTGTTACTAGCGGAAGTTGTTTGTGTCTAGTAACTTCTTCTTTTACCCATTCGGCTTTAAATCCTGCCCAACCACGTTCACAACACATTTGCATTACTTCTGAAAGAGTCATTTTAGCTTTATCAGCTTCTCTTTGTAATCCTTTGTAAGCAGTTTCAGTCCATTTTGCTTTCTTGCCTTTGCGAACTTCTAAATAATCTTTAAATAAAGAAACATCGACACCTTTAGGTGGTGCTATGTTTTTATTAGTTGTTGTTAAAGGTAAAGGTGATGGTGAAGGTGATGGGCATTCCTTAAGCATTGCTTGTGCATTGCTTGTAGCATTATTTTCTTGTTTATCCCATCTAGCCTGTGCAGCTTTTGATGCTCTTTCGTGCATTTTGGCTTTATTTTGCATTGCAAGAGACAATTCTTTTTCAACTCTTGTATGAATCCAATAACCATCTGAAATACTAAAAAATTGCTTTAGCATTGCTTTAGCATTGCTCCAAGCATCGGGTGTTAATTTAGAAATCTGAGCTAAAACTTGATCATTGTCGGGCAATCGACCAGATCGCCAATAATCCATAAGAAGCAATAAATATGCTCCATGTTGTTCGGTGGTAAGTCTAGCTGTGTCTGCTAGATAATCCCCAATATAAAGGGGCATCCATATATCTGCTTTTTGCATACAATTCCTGTGTCAAAGGCAGTCAAAATAAGGTGGACTGGGCGGGCGGTGACTAATCGCTGTTCGGGTGCTACCCTAGCCTGTCCATAGATTTTACTACTTATTTCTGTTTTTTAGTTCTTTTTGGCTGAATAACATTCTCAGTTTCTTCGGGTTTAATTCGGTACTCATCAATTGCTTTGGTAAGGATACCCACAAGACCCCATTGGACAAGGGTTTCAAGCCCTTCTTTGTCAAAGTCAACTTGAGCGTTGGCTGATCCATCTTCGTTTTCCTTAATGATTTTTACGGCAATTTTCATTTTGTTGATCCCCCATAGACTTGATGATCCATATAGTTTAATCGTTCTTTAAGTTGTGATAATTCTTTTGTTAAAAAATCAGTTTTGTATTGTAATTGTTTAATTTCTTCATCTGCTCTTGCAAGCATTTTAAGTAACATTTCTTCTCTATTCATTGTAGTTCGGGCCAAATAATGTGCCAGGACTTAGGAAATATATCCTTGCGAGTGATTAAACCATGCGACTCTTTTTCAAGAGTTGCGCCTAAAAATGCAAATTGCGATGATGGTATGTTGTTTTTTCGCCACATAGATACTGCATTAGGCGATACACCTACCAATTTAGCAACTTTTGTAGTACCACCTAGCAAATCAATTATTGCTGAATCTGTTAGTTTTAGCTTCATTCAGTTATCTTACATCGTATGTCGTTATTTTGCAAATACTTGTTGACAGCCTATGAAATATGCTTACAATCAATCTTATAGCAATTTCGCTATGTATCTAAGGGGAATTTAGATGGGTGAATTAAATAAGCTGATGTTAGAGCATGAAGAATTTTTGGAAAA